TGGGACGCGCCTCTTGTCCGATTGCTGTAAGATCAACACAGCCAGTTCCGAGTACATAGTGTTCCAGGAATTTATGCATACAGGTACCCCGTGCACTAGATACATTCTTGATTCGCTCTGCTTCTTTTTCTCCAACTTTGGCCGTCCAGTCTTTTAGAAATTGTTTATTTTTGGTGGCTCCTAATATCGTAGTCACAGACGGAAGTCTAGAATTATCTATGTCATAAACCCTGGTCCCTGATCCGGGGTCCGTGAGCTGTTTACCACGTATATAGTTGTATTTATTACTTTTTTTAATCATAGCTTATGTTTTAACTCTTTTAAATATTCTTCTATCTCAAGATGATCAGACTGCATATTAGCTTGTCTTTCTTTTTTATTCTTTATCGACTGCTGATAACTCTCTTTCAATTCGTCTTCTTCCTTCTTACCAAATATCTCATCAAAGTTTTTACGAAACAATTTATTAGACACTCTACTTTTACCATCCCATTTAGATTTCATAAGGTCCTTTTTTATTTATATTACGACCACGATTCGTTGGCTTATATTTAATTTTATTATACGTAGACTCTTTTATAAACCCACCATACTCACGTCCTGATCTAGACTTACCATAAGTCGTAATCGTCGTAAGTCCAAAGTTAGGTTTAACTTTCATTTTCTTTAGTAGCTTGGCTATTTTTTTGTCTTCTTCGGTTTCCATATCCTCTCCTTCGATCAGAGTATAACATACACCATGACCAACTTGTCAACTTTGTTGACCAATTATTTACCCACATCAAGAATCTATAAATGTATTCATCGAACATTCTTTTTTATCCTTTTATATTCATCTAAGTTAATAACATTTCTATCCAACGCTTGATCTGCGTAATGGCTAATGACTTGTTGTACCTTATCTAATTTAGTATGTGACCAAGGCCAGATCATACAACAAACATAGTAAGCGTCTCTAAATACACATCGCCATTTATATTGTTTAAGATAAGGTGTACCATCTTTTCTAAATCCTTTTACCTTTTTAGGTTTTAAGGTGCCAACACCTAAGACTTCATGAACCCAGATTAGAACAGATTTATCAGTCATTGTTATCTCCATGCTAATACGTATAGAGTTAGAAAAACGATATCCAGGTTTACCCTTATGCCTCTTTTTCTTCTCCGGTCCACGTTTTATATGTATTGAACCTTCACCATCAAAGAGTCCTGCAATGTATGCTTTGTCTGTATCAGAAATCATTTTTTATCTCCTGTAAAGACCCATCTAACAACTGACGTTGTAGGATCAAAACCATCAAACTTTAGATTCTTAGTGCAGGCTGTCAGAAGTACCATCATCAATCCAACCCATATCAGTTGTTTCATAGT